AGCAAGGAAGGCAAGGAGTACGACAAGCTGGCTGACACGTGCGACGGTCTGTACCGCGCTGATGAGCAAGACAGTGGTGCTGAGGAAGCTTATGACAATGCCTTTGAGGAAGGTGTGTCAGGTGGCTTTGGTGCATGGCGTCTGCGCACTGTGTACGAGAATGAAGAGGACGAGGAAGACGAGAAGCAGCGGATCCGCATTGAGCCGATCTTCGATGCTGACTCGTCTGTATTCTTCGACCTGAACGCCAAGCGCCAAGACAAGGCTGACGCCAAGCGCTGCTTCGTCATCACGTCCATGACGCGCCAAGCCTACAAGGATGAGTGGGGCGATGATCCTGCTTCGTGGCCGAAGGAAGTCCATCAGTACGAGTTCGACTGGTTGACGCCTGACGTCGTCTTCGTGGCTGAGTACTACCGTGTCGAAGAGACCCGTGAGACTGTCTACGTCTGGGAGACCATTGACGGCGAGGAGGAGCGTTACAAGGACGCAGACTTCGAGGCTGATGAGACCTTGGAGGAACGCCTGATGGCAGTCGGTAGCCGTGAGGTTCGCCAGAAGAACATCAAGCGCCGCCGTGTCCGCAAGTACATCCTGTCAGGCGCCAAGATCCTTGAGGACTGCGGCTTCATCGCCGGCAAGTGCATCCCCATCGTGCCCATGTACGGCAAGCGCTGGTTCGTTGACAACGTGGAACGCTGCATGGGTCATGTCCGCTTGGCCAAGGATGCTCAGCGCTTGAAGAACATGCAACTGTCGAAGCTCGGTGAAATCAGCGCCTTGTCCTCAGTTGAGAAGCCGATCCTGACGCCTGAGCAGGTTGCTGGCCACCAGATGATGTGGGCTGACGACAACATCAAGAACTTCCCCTACCTGCTGGTTAACCCCATCACCGACGCCAATGGCAACCAAGCCATCTCAGGTCCGATCGGTTACACCAAGCCGCCTCAGATCCCTCAGGCCTTGGCTGCCTTGCTGCAAATCACCGAGCAAGACATGCAAGACCTGCTTGGCAACCAGCAGGCCGGTGAAGAACTGCAACCCAACATCAGCGGCAAAGCAGTTGAGCTCGTGCAGAACAAGCTTGACATGCAGACCTTCATCTACATGAGCAACATGAGCAAGGCCGTCAAGCGCTCAGGCGAAATCTGGTTGAGCATGGCCAAGGATGTGCTGGTCGAAGAAGGTCGCAAGATGAAGTCCATTGGGCCACAAGGCGAGATGCAATCGGTCGAGTTGGCCAAGCCCATGGTCAATGAGAAGGGCGAGATTGAGACCGAGAACGACCTGTCTGAAGCCGAGTTCGACGTCAATGTGGATGTTGGTCCGTCGTCGTCCAGCAAGCGTGCTGCCACGGTCCGTGCTCTGACTGGCATGGCTTCACTGACCGATGACGCTGAGACCAAGCAGGTTCTTGGCGCCATGGCCATGATGAACATGGAAGGCGAGGGCATCACCGAGGTGCGTGACTACTTCCGCAAGAAGCTTCTTCGCATGGGAGTCGTCAAGCCCACAGAGGAAGAACAGCAAACCATGGCTGACGAGCAGGCCAACCAGCAGCCTGATCCGAATACCCAGTACCTGCAGGCAGCAGCCGATGAGGCCACGGCCAACGCCACTCAGGCCCGCGCCAAGACTATCCTCACGGTGGCTCAGGCTGACGAAACGAAGGCCCAAACCATGAAGATCTTGGCTGATGTGGATTCGTCAGAACAGCGCCAGGCCATGGAGGTCATTGAAAAGTTCGGTGGTTTGGGCCAAGTCCAACCTCAAAGGGCCGAAACTGTATCACAGAACGGCATTCCACTGTAAGATCCTTGGTTATGCGGTTTCCACCCAGCCGCTTTAATGGGTGAGTTTGAATGGGGTCATTGAAAATGAACAAAAAGGCAGACGGCCAAGCAGCAACAGACGATGAAGTGGTAACCTTGGAAGACGAAACTACGGTTGTGGACGGCGAGGGCGAAGACGGTAACACCGACGAAACCCAGTCCGATGACAACGAAGGTGAAGGCGCCCAGGAAACTGCCACCGAGTCCGACGATGTTGTGGTAACCATTGGTGAGGAAACGCCGCCCACCGAGGAAGAGGTTCAAGCGCCTGAATGGGTACGTGAACTGCGCAAGACTAACCGCGAGGACAAGCGTCGCATCCGTGAACTGGAAGAGAAGCTCAACGCCACAAAGACTGCTGAGACCAAGCCGGCAGCCCTAGGTAAGAAGCCCACACTCGAAGACCACGACTACGACACTGAGAAGTTCGAGCAAGCACTGACAGCCTGGTACGACCGGAAACGTGAAGCCGACCAAGCTGCTACCCAGGCCGAAGCCGCTCAGAAAGAGCAGCAGAAAGCTTGGCAGGCCAAACTGGACTCTTACGGCAAAGCGAAAACTGAGCTGAAGGTCAAGGACTTTGATGATGCCGAGGCAGTAGCCCAGGACGTCTTCAATGTCACGCAGCAAGGCATCGTGCTGCAAGGAGCTGAGAACCCTGCATTAGTCATCTACGCGCTGGGCAAGAACCCGAAGAAAGCGAAGGAAATCTCGACCATCACCGACCCCGTGAAATTTGCTTTTGCGGTGGCTAAACTGGAGACTCAATTGAAAGTTACGCAACGCAAAGCAGCCACAGCACCAGAACGCACTGTCCAGGGAACTGGCAACAAGTCTGGCACTGTGGACTCAACCCTCGAGCGGCTGCGCACTGAGGCGGCAAAGTCTGGTGACTTCACCAAAGTCATCCAGTACAAGAAGTCGAAGCAAGCGGCCAAGTAAACCAATCTTGAAATAGGAGCCAATCATGGCAAATGCATTTTCCAAAGAAGAACGCGTCGCGTTCGAAGACATCCTCGAAGGCTTCAATGACGCCTTGGTCCTGAGCCGCAACGTGGCAACGTACGCCACTGACTCGACAATGATGGAGCGTACCAACGACATCATCTGGCGTCCTCAGCCGTACATCGCCACGTCTATCGACGGTGCGCCTGGTACAGACATCTCTGCGCTGTACAAGAACATGACCCAGCTGTCTGTGCCGGCAACCATCGGCTTCAGCAAGACTGTGCCGTGGACCTTGAACGCCAAAGAGCTGCGTGACGCATTGCAAGAAGGTCGTCTCGGTGATAGCGCCAAGCAGAAGCTTGCCAGCGACATCAACGTGGCACTCATGAACGTGGCATCTGCGCAAGGTACTCTGTTTGTGAAGCGCGCTGCCGCTGCATCCGGCTTTGATGACGTCGCCCAGTGCGAAGCCATCATGAACGAGCAAGGCGTGCCTTCGTACGACCGCTACCTGGCCCTCAGCACGCGCGACTACAACGGCATGGCAAGCAACTTGGCTGGTCGTCAGAACGTGACTGACATGCCCAAGGAAGCTTACCGCCGCGCCTACGTCGGCATGATCGCGTCCTTCGACACGTACAAGCTCGACTACGCAAACCGCGTGGCTGCTGCAGGTGGTGGCGCTGGTATCACGATCGACACCCGCGATGCTGCTGTCAACTACTACACGCCTCAAGCAACCAGCACTTCTGTTGGCGGCAAGATCAACGTGGACAACCGCTACCAGACCATCACCGTGTCGACCTCGGCAGGCGTGGTTGCTGGTGACGCGTTCACGATCGCTGCTGTGAATGCTGTGCATCACATCACCAAGGGCGATACCGGACAGCTCAAGACCTTCCGCGTCATCAGCGTACCTGCTGGCGGCACGACCTTGGTCATCAGCCCTCCGATCATCAGCAACCAAGTGGCTGCCGATGCTTCTGCCCAGTACCAGAACTGCGTGGTGAACACCAAGGCGGCAGCTTCGGCCATCGTCTTCCTGAACACTGTGGCTGCTTATGCCAACCCGTTCTGGCAGAAGGATGCTCTGGAAATCCTGCCTGGTCGTTACGCCGTCCCGACCGATGCTGGCACCGCAGTGATGCGCGCCTCCACCGATCAGGGCATCGAACTGGTCATGCAGAAGTTCTACGACATCGACACGATGAAAACCAAGTACCGCTTGGACACTCTCTTCGGTGTGGTCTGCAAGCAGCCTGAAATGGCCGGCTTGATGATGTTCAGCCAAACCTAAGCTGATTGAGGGAAGGGGCTTCGGCCCCTTTCTTCAACCTGTTGATCAATTCATCTGAGGACACCAAAATGACAGAACAAGTTCAAGCTGCTGACGACCAGTTCCCCACGCTCGTCTACAAGGGCAAAGGCCCACATTCCCGCGCTGGTGGCACGTATGACTATGCTGCAGCCAACGACCAGACCGACCTCGATGCCAAGTTGGCCGATGGTTGGTTCGCCACACTGCCTGAAGCCATTGACGCCCAGGACAAACCAGCAGTTGTGAAGTCTGAAGACTTGGCGCCTCCGACCCGCAAGGAACTCGAGACCAAGGCAAAGGAACTGGCCATCAAGTTCACGGCCAAGACGACCGACGCTGAACTCAGCGCCGCGATCACTGTAGCACTCGCCAAGGAGTAATCATGGGCTGGACTAAGCGCCAATTCGTCACACAGGCCTTCGAGGAAATCGGGTTGGCGGCTTACGTCTTCGACCTGACTCCTGAGCAACTGCAGAGTGCTCTCCGCCGGTTGGATTCGATGATGGCGTCATGGAACGCCAAGGGCATCCGCCTCGGTTACCCCATCCCATCGAATCCTACTGACAGTGATCTTGACGAGCAGACCAATGTACCTGACGCGGCCAATGAGGCCATCTACACCAACCTAGGTGTGCGACTTG